GGACACGAAAGACCTTAGATGGCAAGTATTTGGATATGTGCCAAGATTGCTACACAGGTTTAGATGTGCTGATACCGACAATAGACAGAAAGGATTTACTACACGAGGCAGATATGCCGTCAATGGATGAAATATTTGACGAATACGGGGACTATGTAGACTTTAATGACAATGAAGACCTATGATGTTATACAACTTAGTATATGCTTATGTTATATACATAGTTAAAACCTACTATAACGTAATACTATATAGTGAGGGTAGCATAGTTTTATGATTTTGTCAATAGATTTGTGTTGTATTTATGTCGTTGTTTTTGTTAGCAATGTATGATATTGTCGAAACTACAAGGAGGATTTATGCATCATAACGAAGAAGCAAGGTATCATTTCACATTGATGGATATGGTCGATCTAATCGGTGATTATGGCTATGACCGAGTAATGGCTGATTTGGATGTCGCTATCGCTGATAAGGTCAATCGCTTAGTTCAACGTGCAGTATTGGAGGATAAAGATGAATAAGATGGGTATGGAATTGATTACAGACCATGAACGATCCGCAATATGGGATCATGATAAGAATAATTGGGATGTCGCTGATAAGATGGTTTATCAATGGAAGAATAAGACAGAACAGTCCCCTAGATTTAGTATTCTTCATGATGCTTTAGATTGGATGATTAAGCGTAACTCATGAAAAACCTTGTGTATGTCGCTGTATTCTGTTTTGGTGTATTGGTTGGCTATGTTGCTGGTCGTATGGAATGGGCGCATGAGGATTGTTATGACGCAACAGGCAAGTATCAGCGCTATGAGGCTTGGTTAAGCGTTAAGGATGGGATTTACCGGTGCTTTTGGATTGAAAAGGATTACCCACATAGGGTTAGAATACAAGGAATAATTGATGTGAAATAATGTAACATAAACGATACATTAAGTGGGGTTATTGTAACAAATACGATACATTAGGAGAATGATGATGAAACCAAGTGATTTAGTAGGACGCATTACAGAAGCAAATCGTATCAGTGGAACTCGTGCATACGGGGACTGTGAATACAAGGAAGAAGATCCAAGAATGGCAATATGGAAACTCGAAGCAGAATGGATTGTTAAACAACAAAAGGAGAAGCAAGATGGATTACTATGATTTCAGTTGTAAGGTTGATGACATACAGGGTAAGATGGAATGTTTTGCTGATTTGTTAGAAACACTAGCGTCAGCAGATTCAACGGATATATCCAGTGGCACATTCTGGTTTATTCAGGATACTGTCAAGCGGTATTCTCAAGAACTTGAAAGTCTATCGCATGAATTAATGGAGAATCACAGAGAACTAACTGATCAAACTACTTCATTGAAGCCAAAGAAAAATGCTGACAAAACAAAGAACAAGTAAATTCCTAAAGCACATCGCTTGCCCGAATTGTGGGTCATCGGATGGCAATGCTTTACATGATGATGGTCATACTTATTGCCATGTATGTCATACTTACACCGATGGCGATGGGGTTATTACCAAGAGAGAAATTAAACCAATGAATAAGGACTTAGAATTCTATGACAATGCTACTTCTAATGCTATCGCTGATCGTAATATTTCTTCGGCTGTTTGCTTAAAATATGGAGTTAAACAAGATGTTAACAAGCATTATTACCCTTACTTTGATAATGATGGAGTGTTATCTGCTATTAAGATTAGGCTCGTCAGCTCTAAAGCATTCTCGATTGCTGGTGAGTTTGGCTCTACGATGCTATTCGGTCAAAACTGTTTCCCTAAAGGCGGTAGGTTCCTAACGATATGCGAAGGTGAATTAGACGCACTATCAGCGTTTCAGATGATGGGCGCTAAGTATCCTGTGATCTCAATCCGTAATGGCGCATCGGCAGCACTCAAGGACTGCAAGGCACAATACGAATACATTGACAGTTTTGAGAATATTGTCTTGTCATTCGATGGCGATGAAGCCGGACAGAAAGCAATGCAGTCTGTTGCTGAGTTATTCGGTGGCAAAGTCAAGATGATGAAGATGAGAACAGGCTTAAAGGATGCTTCGGATTATCTCAAGATCAAGGCAGATAAGGAGTTCGTTGACGATTGGTGGAGAGCAGAGCAGTATGTACCGGATGGCATTATCCAAGGCTCTACGCTTTGGGAGATGGTATCTAAACCGATTGACAAAGCAGAAGTAGATTATCCTTATGCTGGTATCAACAAATTAACTTACGGCATTCGTAAGGGTGAGTTAGTGATGATTACTGCTGGATCAGGCTTAGGTAAATCACAGTTCTTGCGTGAGATCGTATGGCACATCCTATCGAAGACCGAAGACAATATCGGGATGATGTTCTTGGAGGAGGGTGTGCGTAAGACGGCTAGATCGCTGATGTCCCTAGCGGCGAACAAACCGATTCATTTACCTGATGTTGATGTATCACCGGAGGAGTTAAAAGATGCCTTTGATAGAACACTTGGCACTAACCGCCTTTATCTGTTTGATCATTTTGGAAGTAGTAGTCTTGATAACATTGTTAATCGTGTCCGTTACATGGCAAAAGGACTTAACTGTGGCTACGTGGTCTTGGATCACATTAGTATCATTGTTAGCGGCGGTGACGTGGGCGATGAACGAAAAGCTCTTGACGCTATCATGACACGCTTGCGGATGTTGGTGCAAGAAACAGGGATTAGCCTGTTATGTGTGTCGCACCTGAAACGTCCTGAGAGCAAAGGGCACGAGGAAGGTGCATCAACATCGTTAGCTCAGTTGCGAGGCTCAGGCTCGATAGCACAGTTATCTGACATTGTGATCGGACTAGAGCGTAATGGACAGGCGACTGACATGATTGAAAGAAACACTACTCATGTTAGGGTTTTAAAGAATCGCTTTAGTGGTTACACTGGCGGTGCTGGTGATTTGTTATACAATCCATCAACAGGTCGTATGCTTGAGATTAAGGACACAATATGAGTAGAAAAGATAGATTTATATTGAAGATAGATTCTAAAGATATTCCAAAATATGAACAACTTGCTAAAGATATTGTTGCTTGGTATAAAAGTAAACCAATCGTGTATAAAATAAGGACTTGGAAATGAAAGACGATTTACTAGAAAAAGCATTAAAGTACGCTAAAACGGATGATTACCATGTTACCAGCAAGATCATCACTGATCTGTGCAACGAGATCGAGCGATTGCGTGAACTTAATAAAGATGTCTTTAGCAGGATTCAGGACAATAAAGAAATCTTTAATCACGCTGAACGCTATCTGTGGCTACGCAATTCAGCATGGGATGTTCCTCCGGGGGCGTATGCACCGATTGTGGTGATATGCGATAACAAGATGGCAACATGGGAATGGCTTGATGGCACTGCGTTAGATTTAACTATTGATAAATGGCGTAACGATGTTACTCTTTAAATGGATTGCTACTTGTCTTTGCTTAGTCGGTATCGCATTAACCAGCTACAATATCTATCCGATGAACATTGTTCTCAGTGCGGGTGGTAGTGCGATGTGGGCTTGGGCGGGATGGAAGCAACGGGACAATCCATTATTGATTGTTGAAGCAGTAGCAGTTTTCTTTTATGCGTCTGGATTTATTACATGGATGATGTAAGCAAAAGAGTATTTGATTTAGCAAGAGGATGTATTGACGAACTAGAGAAGCAAAATAAGTACATTCAGTTATTAGAAGAGTATATTGAGGAGTTAGAGAATGGTGTGGAAGTGTCCGCCGTTAAACCTGTTCAATTGGAACAACCTTTGGAAATGGAGAAAGCAAATGACAACATGGACGACAGAAGACCGGATGCATTGCGTAATCGAAGAAATGCAAAAGGAAATAAAAGAACTTCAGGATCAGTTAGTGATAGCGAACATGGAACTGACAATAGCGATGGCGGAAGTGGAAGCACTGAGGTATCAATTGATAACAGCAACGCAGGGTAAACATTAATGGCACATCCTGATCAACTATTTGGAGATAAAACCTATGCTCAACATGGAGACGATCTTATTATTCGGGCTATCTTTCACAGTCTCGGTATTGCTACTCCTTCATACTTGGATGTGGGAGCGCACCATCCGGAACGGATTAGTAATACTAAGCTGTTCTATGACAGCGGCAGTCGGGGTATTAATGTTGAGCCAAATCCTACTTTATATCAAGCATTCCTAGAACAACGACCACAGGATATTAACCTTAATGTTGGTGTGGGTATTCAATCAGAATTCCGTGAATTTTACATGATTGATAGCGAATCTGGACGAAATAGCTTCCTTAAAGAGGTTGCTGAAGGATTTGTAATTGATTATCCGCAGTTCTCTATTACCGACATCAAAGAACTACCAATTTTCACAATTGACCAGATACTCAAGCATAGATTGACACCTGACTTTCTGACAATCGATATTGAAGGAATGGACTCTGAAGTACTGCAGAGCATCAATTATTGCCTACACCCGTTTAAGGTAATCTGTGTAGAGTTACAGCCATATAGTGAAGAAGATATTCGCACACTAATGCACAATGTAGGCTATTCTGCAATCATTAAATGTGGTTCTAATTTAATATTTGTTGACAAAACACTCGCACATAGAGTAAGATAATTCTATGCGATTATTACTTGACATCGAAACCACATTAGATCATAGTAAGATTTGGTGCGTTGTTACAAAAGATTTAGATACAAATGAGGTAAAGGTATGGAAAGAAGCAAACGACTTATCGGAGTACATAAAGGCAGCGAGTTTGATAGTGGCTCACAATGGGATAGCATTCGACTTTCACTTACTCAAAAAGTTATGGAAATGTCAGATTACATTGAAGAGAGTCGAAGATACGTTAGTTCTAAGTCGCTTACTAAACCCAAGTCTAGAGGGCGGACACAGCCTAAACAACCTAGGGAACTTATTAGGAACACAGAAAATTGACTATACTAAAATATGGTCTTGGATTACTGGTATAAATTTAATATCGGATAAAAAGCACATTGGTTACAATGGTTATTACGAAGGGATGGAATTTGATAAACCGCATATTCCCTT